TGGAAAGCCCCAAGTTGAGAAGTACTACGTACCTCGTAAACCTGAGGTGGCCCGTCGGACCGCCTGCCCCACTCGTGTGGTAACCAGACGGCCATCGGTCGTGCGGGGTGCACACGATAAAGCCTTAGAGCAGTTCAGCGAGAGCTGGACTGCTTTCCGTACTGCGCTCCTAGTAGCGGTTCCCCACCTATCCCGAGGTCTTTCTTGGAAAGATCCTCACCATAGGCGGGCCGCGCTCGGTTTGCAGAGATTCCTCGACCGCCTCGTCCGTGTCTTCACGAACGAGGGGGTCTCCGCTGTCCACCGACAGCTCAAGTCAGTGGCCCACTGGTGCAGAGAAGAAGCACTCGGGTCCGGCCACCATCCTGGCGGCGCCCGGCGGGTCCCCTTCTGGGGTTCCGTCAGGCGCTGCCTCGATGGTGACCGTTCCCGGTACTTCCTCCTTAGCCAGGTGGGCCGCGCCTTGGCCCCGGGAAGTGACCTTGTCTCGGACGCGCTCGCTAACCACGAGCGGGTCCTGACCTCGCCGGCTGACCTCATTCCGGAGCGTGTGGGTAACCACATCGTCTCGTTCTGCAGGTCAACCGCCTACGGCGTCAGCCGCTGGGGCGTGTCAACGCCTCGGCCTCAGACGTCTGCGTCACTCTCCAAGTCACGAGCGCAAGGAGGCGCGGCACGCGAGCTCTGCTCGCGTTACCACGCTTCCTCGCTCTCGTGGCAATCGCTCCCGCCTCCCCACGACTCTGTCAGGGGCTGGCCTACGATCGCTGCCAACATGGTTTGGCGCGAAGCGGGTGTAGACCCGCTAGCGATCGGCAGCCTGCCCCGTGTCAGGGCGGTGGCGGTGCCGGAGCGAGGTGCCAAGGCCCGCGTGGTTACAGCCGGCGACTCGGCGGAGACGGTCAGGGGGCACGCCCTTCGGGACGTGTTCTGGCCGCTCCTGCACAAGTTGCCGGTCTGTTTCCGCGGCGAAGACGACGAGGACGCCAGGGCCCAGTCGGTCCTCCGCGTGGCTCGACCCGGGTTCGTTGTCGTGTCGACAGACTTGTCTGCCGCCACTGACTACGCCCCGTTCGAGCTCGCGGAGGCCGTCTGGACCGGCGTCTTCGCCGGCCTCGTCGACCGCGGTGACCTGAGCTCCTACGAAGCTACCCTAGGTCTGCGCGAGGTGCTCACGCACCTTGGCCCCCACTTAGTGAAGTGGCCTACCGGGGAGAAGGTCTCGCGGCGAGGTTGGTTGATGGGCCATCCACTTACGTGGCTGACTCTCAACCTCGCTCACTGCGCGATCCTCCACATGGTCGGCCTGCTCCACTACGCGGTGGTCAAGGGCGATGATGCGCTCGTGTATTGCCCTAAGGTCAACTCCCTCGACTACTTCGAGGCCCTCGAACTCGCCGGGTTCGTCGTGAATAGGTCGAAGACCTTCCTCTCGACTGACGCCGGCACGTTCTGTGAGCGCCTCTTCTTGGTCGGGGGGGTTGCCGTCCCCTCAGTTCCGTTGAAGCGGATCGTTGCGCCGACGGCGGAGCGGCTGGCCAACCTCGCGAAAGAGGTTGAGAAGCTGCCCCGCAAGAAGCGCCGCGACGCCATCCGGGAACTGTGGAGGCGTTCTTCGCAGGTCGGGTTGTTCAACTCCTGCCGGAGCCTCGGGATCCCCCTGAGTTGCCCTAGGCAACTGGGGGGCCTCGGGGTCCCGCACAGGCACGGTCTGGCCGGCGCGTTACGTTCCCACCGTAGGTGGGCGACGTTCGCGCTGACCTCGGCGAACGCCGGAGAGTTGGTTCCTCTCTGGCAGCCGCCGGTGCTCGCCGACGGTACCCACAAGGCCCTTAAGGACCTGAGGTGGGTATCGCGCGTCGAACACGGCCGTGGCAATCTTGGCTCTTGTGTCCCGATGTCCGAGTCGGCCTTCCGGAGGTTCATTGGCGTACGCGCCTTTGGCCTCTCGTTGGCCCACCCGGTCGAGACGCGAGACTTCAAGTTGTCGTTCGTCGGCTCCCAATGGGCGAAGGTCCGCAAGGCCCTCCGTTCCGTCGGGAAGCCGCCGAGGTTGATCGAACCCGGTCGGTGGACGTGGGCGAGACTCGAGGGGGCGTTAGCCTCCCAGAGTCTCGCAGGAATCTATACTACGGATTGGACTGTTCG